CATCCTCATGAGGCCATCTCCACAAGAGGTAAAACCCAGTCAACCGAAAGCATCGGCGCCGAGTTAAGGGTGAACCAGTCGTTGGGCACGCGAAACCTTTGGTCAGTTCGAGGTTGCGGCGTTCTTGCTGCGAAAGTCGGCCAGGCCGCGCAGCAACATCAGGCGCGAGAACGAGGCCAGCGACCGCGACTCACTTTGGGCGAAGGCCTCAACCTCAGCGCGCTCTGCGGGCAGCAGGCGGATGGGGATGGGCTTTTCGGTGACGACGCCTCGCGGCGCGCGGCGTGCTGCTTGGACTTGGGAGGTCATTGCGTGCGATATCCTTTGTGTAAGGAAGAATTTCACTGTGAGCCGAAGTCTACGGCAGAAAACTGCGTGTTGCAATAGATGAGCGAAGAAATCCGCGTGAATATCGGTGCCCGCTTGCGCGAAGAGCGCGAGCGTCTCGGGCTCTCCCAGCCTGCATTTGCAGATATAGGGGAGGCGTCTGCGCGCACCGCCCAAGATTGGGAGCGCGGTGTTTCCGCTCCCAAAGGGGACTTTCTGGCTCGGGCTGCCGCTGCTGGGGTTGATGTGCTTTATGTGCTCACTGGCCGTAGGTCGACCCCGTTCGAGACGACGATGACCGATGAGGAGGTCGCATTGGTCGAGAACTACCGGCGTGCCAATCCCAATCGGCAGATGAGCGTTCGTGACGTTATTTCCGTCCTCGTCCAGATCGGCGGTGATTCGTCTCGATCCGATGGTCCCCGCGTGCTCATCGGTGGTGACGTTCACCAGCAGATCGAAGGCGGTGCCACCTTCAGCGCACCCGTGAGCTTCAGTTTCAGCTCTGCAAAGAAACGCAAATGAACAGATGATCCCCCGGTGCAGCGAGCCAACGGCGCTCGCTTCGAGCTGGGAGATGATTTTGAGTCGGAGCGTTGAGATTCGCCGGGATGCCGGCCAGGTGGTGACGGGGGATGCTGTCACCAACATTCAAAAGTTGGTGATGCCGATGCCGGCCCGAGGGCAGGGCGGCATGCATGGTTTTTTTTGGGCGCGGCGAGCGTAGGACTGCTGGTGTCAGTGGGGTGCTTTGGATGGCTCCTGGCTTCAGAGAGAGAGGGGGTCACTGATCCCTGGCTGTGCCATTACCAGGGTGCGTCGTATTCGTTGGGCAGTGTGATTGAGATGGTCAATGACGTGGCGAAGGCATGCCGGCTGGTGGATGGGGTGCCGGTTTGGGATAGTTAAACTGTTTGAGTCTATCGGTGCCCCGTATTCGTGCAAATTCGCGCCACTCAAATGTGGCCTACGGTACCTGCATGCTGTAATCTGGAGTGTCTTAGAACCAAACGTAGTGGGGGCTTCTTGCTTAACAGAAAACGATTTGAACTGGCGCTAGAGAGACTTGAATCAACGGATTGGGCTCGCTTCGAGCGGTTGGCCTCAGCCTTCTTGGTCAAAGACTTTCCCACTATTCGAACTGTCGCGAGTCCTGGTGGCGATGGAGGCCGGGATGCCGAACTGTATGTGCCTAACGACGACCCCACGGTTATGCTTCAGTACTCTGTCACACCGAAATGGCGGCCAAAGTTACTGGATACTGCGAGGAAAATATCGAAGAACTTTAGCCAGGTTCGCGAGTTAATTTATGTGACTAATCAGGTGATTGGTGCTGCGGCCGATGAAATTAAACGGGAGATTCGAAAGGATTTCAAGTTGTCGCTTGATATTCGTGATCGCTCCTATTTTTTGGATCGATATTCCGGTGATATCCACCTCGAAGCAATTGCTGCACAGATATCTAGGGAAATTGTCGATCCTTATCTTGAAAGTAAGGAGATCATCGAGCGTAAAGCTCAAGCCCTATCAGTAGGGGAATCGAGGGCGGCGCTTGTTTTCTTGGAGATGCAGTGGGAAGATGACACGCGAGATAAGGGACTTACACGCCTAACGTTCGAAGCGTTAGTCCGCAGTGTTCTTCGCGACACTCATTCCGAGAAACTTCTTACAAAAGCTGCAATTCAAAAGGCTGTATGTGGTCTTTTGCCAGGGCAAGAGGAAGCTTTCGTCAAAGCAGAGACGGATAAGGCATTGACTAGGCTTACGAAGAAATATATACGCCTGCATCCCGGCGATGAATATTGCCTGACACATGAAGAAACTGAGCGCATTAAGGATCGTCTTGCTGAGACCGAAGAACGTGATGCGACCCTTGATGCTACGATTAGAGATGTGCTCTCGCAATTTTTCTCGGAGGCAGAATTAGTAGACTATCCTTGTACAAGTCTGGCTCGTAAGGCAATTGAGCAGTTTCTACTTCAGCGAGGTGAGCTGTTCGTCGCGGCGCTACAACAAGGGCAGCTTGATAGACTCAGCTACGATCTCATAAAAGTTATATCCAAAGAAGAGTGGAAAGGGGCGGGGCTTACTCGAGATGAAGTTCTTGAGGCAAAACTCTCTGAAGCTGTCGAAAAGCTTCTTACGACGCCTGCTGCATCAATCGAGAATTATCTCAAGAGCCTTGCTGATGCCTACACGTTGCTTGCCTTTTTGAAGCAAACACCTGATGTTCAGTCGGCCGTTCAGAAAATGTTTTCACATGGTGAGATTTGGTTGGATACGTCCATGGTCTTACCTTTAATTGCCGAAGACCTTATTGAGGAGGAGCGTAGGCAGTTTAGACATCTTATCGGTGTCGCGCGCTCGATTGGCTTAAAACTCAAGATCACTGACGGTGTCCTTGAGGAGGTGGAGTCTCATACTTACCGAGCAACGGTCTGCGCGAACAGTCAACCTGGTGAGTGGCGAGGCAGCATTCCCTATTTGTTGGCATATTTCGTCTCAATGGGGCGTGGTGTACAAGGATTTTCGGCATGGTTGACCAAGTTCCGAGGCGAAGTTCAGCCATCACAGGATATTGCTGATTTTCTATTGGAACAATTTGGGATTGAACAGCATGAAATTGCACAAGATGCCGCAAAGTTAGAAGAGCGCAGTCGACTGGCGATTAAGGATGCGTGGACCAATGTGCACATGGAGCGTCGACAAAGAAATGGTGACGATTTTGATCCGCATTTGGCTCTTAGGCTGGCAGAACATGATACTGAAAATTACGCTGGAGTGATTCAGCGTCGAAAACAAGATGGTGCTTCTGCACTTGGATTCACTTCTTGGTGGTTGACTCTAGATCATATGGCATTTATTATAAATAGGAGAATTGCTGAGCAGCTCGGCGAGCGTCCAATGCCATCCCCGGCAATGAGTGCAGATTTCCTGACAAACTATCTTGCTTTTGGCCCACTACGTGACAAAGCATCTAGAAGCCAAGTGAAGGTCTTACCTGTCGCGCTTGATGCGAGCGTTACTGAATTGACGCCCGAGCTTCTCGAAGTTGCGAAGCGGGCGCGCGAGCAGGCTATGGATCAAGAGGAGTATGTAATTCGGCGGCGAGTCAGAGATGCATTGAATTCGGCTAGAAGGCGAACTGGGCAAATCACCGAGCGCGGGCTTAAAACCCCAAATGAAGAACGACCGGTTTCACGTTCCTGAACATCTAGAGAAATTGGGATGTTTAAGAATTGAAAGACTTGGGCTTGATGGATTTTCTTATCCTAATCACGTTGAGCCCAATTTTGATTTTAATTAACTTTCTCGGTGTCGCAAGGCTCGCGCAATGAGAGAGATCAATTCGGATGAGTGCATTTTAGGTGCCCCCTCCAACTGATTCGGTTTGTGAGTCATCCCCGCTATGGGCCGACCCATTAAGAGGAATCGCTGTTTCCAGCTCCACCTGTGTCTGCAACCCCTCATTCCCCAGGTGGTGCGCAAGCCGTACCACTAGCCATGCCGTGCCATCGATATCACCCTTGAACCCCTTCACGGAGACAGGCGTCTGCGGCATCAGCTCAGGCCGCCCCACAGCCAGACTCAGTTCTAAGGTGGCAGCGCCTCGCGCAATCCGATTCATCTCTGCGCGTGCTGCAGCCAATGCATCCGCTTCGCTGCCGTAGGTATCCTTCAACCGCTTTTCATGGCCTTGCTTGCCCACCAGCACCCCACGCCGGCGGGCGCGGCCTGCGTCGTGCCAGTAGGCCCGCACGCCGCTGTAGCTGTCGCGGTCGCTGATGTGAAAGCGGTGCTGATCCCCGTCCTCCCGCGTGATCGTGACCTTGGCCAGGGCCTGGCCTGAGCTGCTGCGCGTGCCATTGATGGGCAAGAACACCAGGCGTTCTTTCTTCACGGTGGCCACGGCGTCGTGCTGAGTGGCCAGGCGGGTCAAGAAGTGCAGGTCGCTTTCACCGGTCTGGTCGATGTGGGCGATCTTCACGCTGGCCAGAGTCTCGTCCACCCGGCCCTGCAGGTCGTGGCGTTTGGCGATGGTGCCCACGATGTCGCCCAGGGTGGTGCCGTGCCAGCTTTGGTCGCGGCGGATGCGCAGGCTCTTGCGCATGTCGGCGGCCCGGGCGCGGATGTGCACCTGGTCGGGTGAGCCGCTGTGCTCCACTTCATCGACGATGAACAGCCCCTTGTCCACCAGGGCTTGGCCGGCCCAGCCAATGCGCAGCGCGATCTCGGCGCCGCGCGGGGGCAGGCGCACGGCGCCGTCGCTGTCGTTGAGCACCAGGTCGAGCTGGTCGCTTTCGTTGCCCCGACATTCGCTCAAGGCCAGGCTGATCAGCCGGGCGTCAATGGTGGGGGTGATGTCGCGCCCGTCAATCGTCAGGCTGAAATCTGGCGCACGGTAGGGCGCCCGGTCTTTGTAAGGGTTGGCGGCCATCAGATCCACCAGTCCACCGGCCAGGTCTCGTCGGGGTTCACGCCCCCACTGGCGTCAGCCATCCAGTCGTCGACCCGGGCCAGGCTCAGGTCAAACGAAACGCGCCGCGGCACGCCCTGGGCCACAAACACCGAGCCGGTCTCGCTGATGCCCTCGATCACCCAGGCCCCGTAAACACCGCCGGCGCCGTCCACCATGGCCCAGGCCCGGCCGCTGTCGGCCATGTCGCGCAGTTGGGGCAGCGACTGGCGCTTGCCCATGAATTCGGGCACCTGCACGCCGGTCAGGTTGATCGTGTCATCACCTGGACCGACGAACTGACGGGCTGGGCGCTGACCGACGCGGGAGTTGCTGGGGTGGCGCCAGGTGGTCTGGCGCTTCAGCTCTTCAAAGGCCAGCGTGTTCAGGCTGAACACGAACTGGCCGAGGCTCATCATCATGGTGGGCTCTCCTTCAATCGATATCGCTCATGCTGGACAGCACCCGCGACCTGGCCGCCCGGTCGCGCCGATCCAGCTCGGCCGATACCGCGCGGGCAATGGCCTGCGGGTCCATACCCGGGGTGGCGTTGATGGTGATCTGGTGGCTGCTGGGCGGTGCGGCTGCTGCAGATCCACCCGCACCTGCCTGGCGGGCCGCCATCACCGGGCGCTGGGCCATCACCAGGGGCTGGGCATCGGTGCCCAGGCCATCGGCCGCCATCGCGGCGCCGGCAACGGCCGTGCCTGCCATGGCCAGCGCGGCGCGGCGCACCAGGTCCTGGCGGCCGGTGATGCCCAGGGCGGTGCCCTCGCTGATGAAGCCGCCGGCCTCCATGAACACCCGGCTGGGACTTTTGATGCCCAGGCGGTCGCGGAACCACTGCGCGACCGAGTCGGCCGCGCCGGCAATCGTGTCGCGCACGGCCGCCAGCCGGCTGGTGATGCCATCGGTCAGCCCTGCCATCAGGTCGGCACCGGCCTGCAGGAAGCGGCCCTTCAGGTCCACCACGTACTGCCAGGCGGCCTGGCCGCCGGTGCTGATGCTGTTCCACCAGCCGCTCACTGCGCCCGACAGGGTCTCCCAGATCGCGATCAGCCCGCCCTTGATGCCGTCCCAGTTGCGCCACACCATGAAGGCGGCCACGGCGATCAGCGTTAGGGCGATACCGATGGGGTTGGTTAGCATCAGGGCACCCAGACGCACAATGGCAGATCCGGCGGCGCTCAGGATCGGGCTCAGCACTCCAAATGCCCGGCCTGCCATGGCCCCGAACTTGGATAAGAGGCCCATCCCAGACCCTAGGCCGAACAGCTTCAGCCCAAGCGTGGAGACGAGGTATCGCATCAGGATGAACTTGCCGGCCAGAAGGCCGATCGGAATCAGGAGCGTGCCTGCTACCAGCATGATGCCGCTGAGCCCCAGTGCAGTGAGGCCAAGCCACTTCACCAGTGTCGGGTGCGCCTTTGAGAATTCTCCAATGCTCTGGCTGGCGTTGCCGAGCCAGGTGGTCAATGACTTGATTTCTGGAGCGATGCTTTCACCGATGGTGGCCAATGCGTTGGTGGCGGTACCACTGGCAGCATCCCACAAGTTTTTCAGCGTACCCAGCTGCTCGTTCACGCGTCGCTGCAGGTCAGCCTGTGTCTGCATGCGTGCAACGACGTCCTGATATCCATCAGCCCCTTTCTCGATCATGATCGTCAGGGCCTGGAGGGTTTCTGCGTCGTCGCCGAACGCATCCTTCAGGGCCGCCAGTCGCTTTTGGGTGCTCACCCCCCTGAGCTGCTGCAGCTGCTTGAACATCTTTTCGAGCCCGCCGAACTCGCCCTTGCCATCGGTGAAGTCAAGCGTTACCCCAGTTCCTTGCAGCTCTTTATTGGCCTTTTTGATCTTCTTGTCACCCATCGCGGCTTGGAAGATTTTTCGGTAGGCGTTACCAGCCGCTTCACCTGCCATCCCTGCTTGATCAGACATCACCAGCAGTGGCGCCAGTTCTTTCGCAGCTGCTGCGCCTTCTTTTCTGAGGATGCTCAGTGCGGGGCTTAGCTTCGAGAAACCCTGGAGCATGTTGTTGTCGTCCACACCCAGGTAGTAGGCACGTTGGATCGTGTCCATCAAGGCCATCATGTCGCTGTCTGCCGTCCGGGTCGCATCTTGCATCTTGGCCGCGAACTCGGCAGCCCCCTCCGGCGCCTTTTTAAGCTGCACGGCCAGGTAGGCGGACGCAGCCCCGACACCGCCCAGGATCTTTTCTGCGGGGATGCCTTGGCGAACCAGCATCGTCATCATTCGCTGGTAATCCGCCGTCGTTCCTGGCAGCTTGTTGCCCAGCTCGTCAGCCAGCACTTTGATTTTTTCAAAGGCAGGGGCAACGCTCCCGTCTTTGAGCATCAATGCGACCTTTAGCCCTGTGGAGGCATCCTCCGCCTCCGAAAAGGTCTTGATCGGCGTCATGCTCGTGTCGACACCTTTGCGACCTGCTGCTTGCATGGCCACGCCGGCACCCACCACCAGGCCAGCCTTCATGCCCTGGCGGGCAGCGGTCTCGCGGATCTTGGCCAGGCGCGAGAGCTGGGCCTGCTGGCGTTCCACCGAGCGAGTGGTGGCGTCGATCTGGGCGCGCAGCCGGGCCTCGGCCTCGGTGACGTTGCCGATGCTCATCTCTTTCATGGCGCGGCGCACGGCGATCAGGCGCTGGCGTTGGGTGTCGCTGGTGGCGTTCAGGCGCTGCAGCTCTTTCTCGGCCGTGGCGATCTGCTGGGCCAGCTTGCGCTGCTCGGCGGCCGTGGCCGGGGTTTCCTGGCGCAACTGGCCGAGCATCACGGTGGCCACCTTGGTTTGCTGGCCGGTGGCCGCGAGCTGCTGCTGCAGGGCGCGCATGCGGTCGATGGCGCCTTGCTGTGCGTTCAGGTCGCGCAGTTCCTGGCGGGTGGCGCTCAGGGCCTGGGCGGTGGCCTTGCTGCCCTGGGTGATGCGTTTGAGGGGGGCCAGGGCGCGGTCTGCCAGGTCAAGCACTACGCGCAGGCGCAACATGTCTGCAGCCATCTTGTTCGTTCCTTGGGGTCAGTCTTCAGGGTTCAGGCGCTCGATGGCCAGCTCGCGCCAGGCCATCAGCTCGGCCACCGTCATCGGGGTCATCTCCGACAGTGGCCAGTGGAAGGCCACGGCCAGGTCGGCCATGGCGCTCTCTACGCGTTCAGGAAGGCCTGCACCTGACCCTTCGGCAGCAAAAAAGCGAGCACCTCCCCGCCCAGGGCCACCAGGTCGACCGGGTCGAGGTTGGCCACGTCGAACTTGGTGAGGGTGGGCGAGCTGATGCGGGGCAGCAGCACCTGCAGCGAGTCGACGTCGACGCGCATCAGGGCCGACAGCGAAAGGCCGCGCAGCTCGCCGGCCTTGGGCTTGCGCAGGGTGACGGAGCTGATGGTTTGCTCGCCGCGCTGGATGGGCGTGTCCAGGGGCACCACGGCGGTGTCGGTCTGGGCTGCGGAGGTGGTGGTGGATTCAGCGGTGGTCATGGGATTTCAGGAGATTGGGTAATGGGGCTGGGCGGCCCGCCTGGGGTGGGCATCAGATGCCAAGATCAGATGCCAAGAGCGGCGCGCACCTGCTGCATGCGGTCCACGCCGTTGACCAGCTCGATCATGTTCACCACGTCGATCTCGATCAGGGCGGTGCCGTTGACGGTGAGCTTGTAGTAGCTGATGGCCGACTTGATGGTGATCTCGGTCTTGTCGCCGCCCTTGGCCTTGCCGGGGTCAAATTCCTTGTGGCGGCCGCGCACCACGATTTCCAGCGAGTCGACGGTCTCGGCGTCATCCGACTGCAAGGCGCCGGCAAAGCGCAACAGCACCCCGTTGTGGGTGGTGGTGCCCCACTGCTTGAGGATGTCGGTGATCCAGCCAGCGGCCTTCCAGTCCATCTCCATGGCTTCCGAGCCGAGATCCAGCTCGATCTCGCCGCCCATACCGCCCGAGCGGTACTTCTCCATCTTGCGGGTGAGCTTGGGCAGAGTGATTTCTTCGGTCTCGCCGACGTAGCTCACGCCATCGACGAACAGGGCAAAGTTCTTGAGTTTCTTGGGCAGTCCCATGAGGTTCTCCAGTGATTAAACGATCAGAAAAGGGGTGTCGCCGCCGCGCCGGGCCGCCCCAAGCAAGGCGGGCCCCCTTGGGGGGCAGCGACCACAGGAAGTGAGGGAGCGTGGGGGCGTGTTCACAAGCCCGTGCCGACGCGCACAGCGAAGTCGCTGAAATAGCTGTCGGTGATGCGTTGCTGAAAACCCAGGTCTTCCAGGGGCGGCACCGGGGTGTAGTCGTAGTCAATGCGCAGCTTGCCGACCTTGAGGGTGGCGGTGGTGTTGACTTCTTCGTCGTACCAGGCCTTGCCGTCGAGGATGTAGCCGCCGCTCTTGAGCTCGCGCATCTTGGCGTTGATGCCCTCCAGGATGTCCTTCACCAGGCTGGGGTGCAGCGGCTTGTCCACCGCCCACATGTGGCCCTCGGCCATGGTGTCGGCCAGCACCTGGGCCGTGCGGGTGGCGCTCTCGAAGGCGAACAGCTCTTCGCTGCTGGTGGTGCGGCTGCCCCAGAAGCGGTAGCCGCTGGACTGGATCAGCGTGGTGACGCCGGCGGCATTGAGCAGGCCTGCGTCGGTGTCGGGGCTCTGCAGGTCCCAATGCACATCGCGACTGATGCCCTGCACGCCGTTGATCGGCACGTTGGACAGGGTCTTATGCCAGCCATATTCCTGGTCGATGCGCGCGCGCAGGCCCATGGCGTAAGCCACGGCCGGGGCTTCGACGATGCCGGCGGCATTGACGTCGAATTTCTTCCAGTTGGGCCAGAGCAGCATCAGCTCGCGGGCGCCGAACAGGTCGCGGTAGGCGGTGGCACCGCTCACGTCCTCGCCATGGGCCGCTGCATAGCCAAAGCCGCGCAGCTTCTGGGCCACCGACACCAGGGCATCGGCCACGGGCTCGCTGTCCAGGCCTGGGGCGCCCAGGATGCGGGGCTTGACGCCCAACTGGGCCTGGGCCGCCAGCAGGGCCTGCAGGCCGGTGTATCGGCCGCCCACGCTGGTGCCGATCACCTTGGCGTCCTGGTCGGCCTGCTTGGCCTGGGGGTCGGCGCCCTGGCCCTCGGCGACGCGCACCACCACCAGGATGGGGCGGGTCTGCTCGCTGATAGCGGTGAGGGCCGGGGCCAGGGTGCCCTGCACGCCGGCCTTGTCGATGGCGGTGTTGATCTTGGTGACCAGCACGGGGGTGTTCAGGGGGAACACGGTGGCGTCGGCGTCGGGCGCGGTGGCCACCAGGCCGATGATGGCCGTCGAGATCATGGTGATGGCCTGCAGGCCGGCAGAGATTTCCGTGACGCGAACGCCGTGGTGGTAGTTGGCAGAAGACATTGAAGGCTCCAGGTTGAAAAGCTGTGAAAGACGGGAAAAGGGATATCCGGCGCTCAATTGCGCAGCGCCGGGGGCTGCTGCAGGCGGCGCCGCTCGGACTCGAAGGCTTCGCGGCAGTGGTCCGCCTGCCAGAAGAACAAGGTGTTGATGGCGCGGGCTGTCCAGCCCCACACGGGCTGGCCCTTCTCGCGCATGCGGTGGGCGCGTGAGGAGAGGGTTTCGTCGGGCTCGCCGGCCAGCAGGGTGTTGGCGAGCTGGTCGAGGCCGATCAGGATGTTCAAGATCCAGCCACCCATGTCAGGCCTCCACCACGTAGATGGTCAGCCCGGCAAACGTCATGCGCTGCTCGGCCGGCACCGCCTCATTGATGCCTGACTCGGTGACGCGCCATACGCCCGACTCGGGCAGCGACACCCGAAACGCGATGCGGCCCTGCGTCATTCGGCCCAGCAGCACCCGCTCGCGACCGTCGCGCGATCGCATGGGCATGCGGAACGAATCGTCGAAAGGCGCCAGCTGGCCCTTCAGGCGCAGCTCCGCCTCGGCTTCCAGCACAGTGCCCACCGTGCAGGTAACCTCCTGCAGGCCTTTGAGCATGAGGTGCTCGGTGTGTGCCGCATCGGCGGCGATGCTGGTGATCTCGATGCGCAGGCCGGTCTGATCGGGCTCAGGTGGCGCCGTGAGCGCGCCGGTGGCTGCGTCATACAGCCAGCCGATACAGGCGTTTTCAGGCATCTCAACCAGCGTCTCGGCAGGCATGAGCTGCCGGGCGTGTTCGAGCGCCGTGAGCTGGACGCCGTCAGCATCGACCGGGTCGACGAGGACCGCGTTGTCGAGGCGGTCGTTCTTGATGATGGCAATCTTCATGCCGCTTCCTTTCAGATGTACCAGACCAGAACCGCACCGGGCCGGCCAGGCTTTCCGTTCGTCGATGTACCGCCGACCCCTACAGTGACCACCTGATCGGCACTGATCGTTCCGACGTAGACGGCGTGGTTTCCTGGCGCACCCCCTCGCGAATAGTTCCCCTGAAACCCGTTCCCACCGGCTCCACCATTTCCGAATCCATATGGCCCATTTCCGCCCGAGGTCGCGCTTTCGCCTACCTCCCAGCCATTTGTTCCACCCTGTGCCGTTACCAGCGAACCAAAGCTGCTCGTCCCTCCAGCGCCTCCGTCCTGGCCACCTTGACCACCACCAATGACCAGCACCACCACCTGGGTGTATGGCTTGGGGCACACAAAGACACCGCTGCTTGTGAAGGGTCGGAATTTCTGTACGCCAGGGTCGGTTGGCAGGGCAAGGATCCGGTCTGCATGCGCCTGAGTCCACACCGCACTGCTGAGCGCACTGGCGGCCGGCGCACGACTGCCAACAGCCGCATCCAGGCGGTCGAGCAGAGCGGCCCGCGCATTGCTCCACTGCGCGGTGCTGAGCGCGCTGTCCGACGGCGCCACCGTCCCCAGGGCGTTGATGACGGTCTGCAGCTCGGTGTGCAGGCTGGTCAGCACATTGCCCATGGCGTTGGTCAGCAGTGCCGGGATGGCCGAGTCCAGCGTCTGGATCATGTTGCGCAGCCGGATGATGTCCACGTCGGCGTCGTTGGCCGGGTGTGGCAGGGCCAGGCCCAGGTTGGGCGTGATGTCGTTGATGGTGCTCATTTAGTCGTCTCTCCTGCCTGTGTCACAGCACCACGGCGCGCAGGTTGGTGATGGCCGGGCGGGCCGCGTGGGTGCCCGTCAGGCTCAGGCGCAGGCGGGCCTTGTCGGCTGCGTAGTTGTCGAGCTGGTAGACCAGCTCCATTACGCCGGCGGTCTGGGGGCTGCTGCTCACAAAGGGCACGGGTGTCCAGGCGCCGGCGGCCTGGTTCTGGGCATGCAGGGTGAGCGAGCTGCCGGCGGGCAGATCTGCCTCCAGCACCACGCGCACGCTCACCTGGCCGCCGGCGTTGACCAGCGGGCTGATGTAGCTGCCGGTGGTCTGCAGCGAGCCCACCACCAGCTGGATGCCAGGCTCCAGGATGGCGCCGAGCGAGCCAGCGCCACGCAGGCGGGCTGTGGCCTGGACATGGCCGGTGTACCGAGAGGCCAGCGTCACCACCTGGCCGGGGGCGGCCTCGATCACGCTGCCGTTGTCCAGCGTGAGCTGGAAGACGCAGCTTGAAGCGGCCGAGGGCTGGTGCGCATAGGCCTGCACCAGGAGGTCAGTGGCATCCACCACGTCCACGGTGCCCAGGTCGATCAGGCGCTCGGTCTGGGTGTAGTCGGCCGCCAGCAGCTCGAAGGCCATGTCACGATCTTGGTGGGCCGTCCAGGTGCTGGCATTGCTGCTCGAAAGCAGCACGCCCACCTGGTAGGGCTGGGCCGTGACGATGCGGCCGTTGGTGGCGTCCCACTTGCCCAGGTCGGCCACGGCCACGGCGGTGGTGGCGTCGTCGCACAGCAGTACCACGCAGTACTCCCGGCCGGCATCGGCCAGCACTGGCGACCAGGTGACCTGTGTCTTGCCGTCCAGCACGATGGCTGCGGGGTGCAGGCGGGCCTCGATCAGCACGCGGGCAGTGGGGTAGCCGTTCTCGGCTTCGCGCAACTGCACCAGCACGTCGCTGGTGCCCTTGGCCGTGAACCAAAGGTTGACACCGGTCAGGTGCACGGTGGTCGAGGTGGTGAGGGTCTGGGCCAGCGGATCGGTGCGCACGTACCAGTACTTCACGATCTGCTGCTGCTCGCGCTGCACCAGCGTGCCCTGGCCGGTGAACAGGGCGCTGGCATGGTTGCCACCCGAGCCGATGATCTCCACGCTCTTGGTGCCGGCGGGCACGTTGGCGGGGATGGTGAATTTGCCCTGCAGCAGCCCTTGGGCGTTGGCCGCCAGCGCGCCACCGTTCAGGGCGGTGGGGTGCACCGCGATGCCATCGAAGGTCATGGCGGTCACGGTCTCGCCGGGCCCGAAGTGGCTCTCGAACTGCACCTCGATCTGGCGCAGGGTCTCCAGCGCAGACGAGGACTCGGCCAGGATGTTGGACTCGGTGGTGACCCTGTTGCTGCCGCTGCCCACGTAGAACACCTGCTCAATGGGCGCTGCCCACTGTGTCTGCACCTCGATCCAGCGGTCCACCGCCGGCAGCAGCACCAGGTCGGTGGGCAGTGGGTCGAAGGCGGCGTAGGGGTTCACCAGCATCTGGCCGGTGCGCATGGTCTGCGAGATCACGGCCTTGTGCCCATGAGCCAGGGCCTGGCGCTCGGTGATGCTCAGGCCCAACTGGTGCACGGTGATGGCGATCGGCAGGCGCAGCGCCCCGCCCGAGATGGCGGCGGTCTGGGCCACGCCGACGTCACGCATCGAATCGTTCAGGAAGGGGTCGGCGAACAGGCCCTTCTTGATGCCGCTGTTGCGGCCCGAGATGTCCAGGGACAGGCGCAACTCGGCCTGGTCTTCGTACACGCGGCGCAGCATCGCCTTCAAGGCGGCCTGCTCTTGCATGGACACCATGTGCACGGCGTCCTGGTCGATTCGGCGGTTGCTGTCCCAGCTCTGGTACACGGTGGCCAGGCTCAGGCAGTTCTGCGGCACGGTGGGGGCCACCGGGCTCCATTCGGCCGGAACGCCCCGAATCCAGGTGATGTTGCCGTCGCTGTCCATGCACAACCGGTCGTAGCGGCGCAGGGCCTGCTGGTAGCTCACCAGGATCAGGGAGCCCTGCAGGGCGCCGGCCACGTCAAAGCCCGTGCTGGTCAGGTTGCTGACCTGGGCGGTGATGATGTGCTGGTAAGTGACCTGGTAGGTGCTGCCCGGGTTGGGCTCGGCCCCGGCCGGGCTCCAGTCGATCTGGCCGGCGGTGAGCTTCCAGCTCACGTCCTTGGCAAAGACGGTCGCGCCCTGCTTGACCGATTCCACCAGCAGCACGCTGGTGTCGGGCAACGGGTCGGCCGCGCCACTGAAGCCACCGTGCACGATGTCGTGGGTGCTGCGAACGGTGATCTTGACCGTCAGCGTGCCCACAGCCGGGGTGCGGTCGAAGGCGATGTGCTGCAGGCCCTCTGTGGTCGAGGCGTGGGGTTCGTCCTCGATCGGCAGCAGCTCGGGCGTGGCGTCGTACACCACGCGGCGCGAAGCGGGAAGCTCCAGGCCCCGGCCGCTGATACGGGCCGCGCCTTCGGCCAGGGTGTAGACCTGCTGGCCAGTGGGCAGATCCGGGCCCGCCACCACCTCCAGGCCGCGCACAACGTAAGTGCCACCGGTGCTGTCGCGGTCGTAGAGCGAGATGGCCTGGGTGATGGCGTCGAGGTTGGGCGGGGCCTCGCGGGCGCGCACCGAGCCATCCTCCACCGCCCAGATGGGGTAGAAGGTGCCGGTCTGGCCGTCGCCCTTGAAACCCCACGCCAGGGTCACCTGCTCGCGCCAGGCGCCCGGCTCCTGATAGCCGCGGGTGCCCACGGCAGGGTTGAGCAGGGTTGGGTCCTGCTCTTCGGTCACCACCGCCACCTGCAGGTACACGCCCACGTTGACGATGCCCACGGTGGCGATCTGCAGTTGACCGGCGGGTACCGGGCGCACTGCGCCGTCAACGTAGACACGGCCGGCCTCGCACAGGGTGGCTCCGGTGGCCGAGGCCACGACGATGCCGGCACCATCCACGATGCCGCCGTCCTTGAACAGCACATCGGACACGGACTTGGCCCGGTGGATCAGGGCGTCTTGCAGATCGTTGAGCTCTGCCGACTGCAGCACGCGTTCGGCATTGAAAAGCACTCGGTCGTAGCGCTTGGCCGGGTCGAATCGGTTGTAAATGGTCATGGTCAGAAGGGAAGGACGTACTCGAACATCTGGCGGGTGGCGCCATTGCGGGGGAAGGCGGTGACGCGCTCCAGCGCGTACAGGCGGCCGGGGCTGGCGAGGTCGGCCGGCAGGAAATAGCGCTGCCCGGCGGGCAGGCCGGCCTTGACCTGGGTGCCCAGGAAGATGCCCTGCTCGCGGATGGTCTCGCTGGCGGCCTCGGCAAACGCGAAGACGAACTTCACGTACACGTAGGTGGTGGGCTCGGCCGACAGGGTGTAGCGGCCCGAGGCCAGCTCGATCTCGCCGTTGACGTCGGGGCGGCAGTAGCCCACCTGGGTGGAGGCGCGGCGGCCGATCTCATCGACCAGGCCTGCGTTGGTGTTGCCCTCGGGCTGGGGGGCCGCATCCCAGGCGGGCGAGCCGTGGCCCCAGGCCAGGTGGATGGGCTGGCTGGCGACGGCGATGGCCAGGGCGATGCGGCCGGATTCTTGAAGGGTTGCCATGGTGGTGGTCAGTCCTGTGTGTGTTTGGAATCAATGGAGGTGCGCCAGGGCCTGGAGTCCCAAGGGCCGACCCAGCGGCGCGGGGCCGGCATGGGGCTCGTGATCTCGATGGCGTGGGCGTCGGTGCGGCTGGCGGCAGGGGCGGCGGCAAGCCACGCGATCTCGGCTTGATGGACGCGGCCCGGGACCCCATGAGGCTCACCGGGCGTCGGGGCCTCGCAGGTGCCGGTGAACATGGCCCCGACCCCGCTGTAGGTGTCGACGATCACGTAGCTGTCCAGACGCCACGAGTCCAGCTCGACCCGGTCGCCGCGGGGCATGGTCAGGGCGTGCACGGGTGTGGCCGAGGCCTCGATCTGCCCATTGGGCCAAGGGGTCACCCCCCGGGCCTGCAAGGTGGCAAAGCTGGCTTTCAGGTCCTGCCCGGTGTCGGTGCTGACCCACACGCCCGAATCGTTGTCGAGCAGGCCCACGTCCATGGCCTGGCCACCGTCGAAGGTGATGGGGCGCAGGTCGTAGCTATGGAACACCCGGTAGAAGCGGAAGTGGGCCGGGATGCTGGAGCGCACCACGCGGGCGATCTCGTTCAGCTCGGCGGGGTTGGCGGCCCGGCCCAGGTCGATGTGCAGGTAGGCGCCGTCTTCTTCGATCAGCACCTGGTCGAAGCCCAGCCAGCCCAGCACCCGGCGCACAGCGGCGGCGGTGCCGCGCTCCAGCAGCCAGGGCCGGCCGGCCTCCAGCAGGTCGGCCAGGCTGTCGAAGCACCTGGTGAAGTCGGCCAGGCCCCATTCAGCGGCCAGCCAGGGATAGAAGGCCACCGGGTAGGCATCGACCACGCGAGGGCCGGTGGGCGTCATGGCCTCGGCCAGACCATCCCAGGCCGGCATGCCCTGGTCGATGGCGCGCTCCAGGGCCGTGGAGGCCGGTGGAAGAACGGTGGTGGTGGCCATCAGGACACCCCCTCGTCGGTGAGATCCAGCACGCCCACCACCGGGTACTCATCGGCGGCCAGGGTGGTGGTCTCGGCGGGGCGCAGGTTGTCCACGTAGCGCACCGCGGCCACGCCTGCGACGTGCAACTGGGTGGTGATCCAGGACCGTGGCACGGATCGGCCCAGGCGGGCATAGGCGGCCATGGTCAGCGGCAGGCTGGTGCGAAGCTGCGCCACCAGGTCGGCAGGGGCCGAGGCCTCACGCCAGATCCGCGCGCTGATGTTGACCGGCCGGGGCTGGGCTACGGCCACCGTGACGGGCACGCCCAGCGGCCGGGCGCCTTCGGCGTTCTCGGCGTTGAGCACAGCCAGCGCGGTCACGTCGGCCAGGCTGGCATCGTCAATCCACAGCAGCACCTGCACCCGGCCCGGCTGGGGCTGGGTGGCCAGGGCGTCGCGCACGTTGAGCGAGGTGCTCAGCGCGATCAGCTCGTAGTGCTCGCGGGTGCCATTGCCGGCCAGGGCGCGGATGCGTAGGCCAATGCGCCTGCGCAGGCGGTCATCCAACTCGCCGGCCAGGCGCTCTAGGCCATAGAAGGCGCCCTTGTGGTCCAGGTCGCCCTTGGTGGCAAAGGCCAGCAGGGAGGCCCGGGCGGCTTCGTTGACGCGTTGGCGGTACAGCAGCTCGCGGTAGGCGTGGGCCTGCAGCAGCTTCTGCAGCGGCTCGCTCTCCAGGTCGATCACATCAGCCA